GGGGTTTTGGGTCGGCTATACGATCGGTTCGTTAATATCTATCAGTATTACATTTATATTAAGCTAGATGTATGCGAACTACGATAAAGCAAACTAACCATTTGCGTTAAGTTGTTGCGCAAGGCGCGTAGCAACTGTAGCAATCAAATTTAAACGCGTTGTTAGGCGGTTTGCTTGGCAACTTAATCAAAGAAAGAGGAAATACAATGGATAATCAACACAAGAAAATTAAAGGCTACCGTGATTTGAGTCAAGCTGAGATTGATGCTATGAACGCAGTTAAAGCGAAAGCCGAAGAGGTTGGAGTTTTAATCGAGGAGCTACAAAGTAATAAACAGTTAGATCAACGATGGGTTGCTGTAGCTAAAACGGATTTACAAAAAGGCTTTATGGCTGCTGTGCGCGCTGTAGCACAGCCAGAGAGTTTTTAAGTTATGGCTACTGGTGATAAAGCTAGAATGCTGCAAAAGTTTGGTGAAGAACTTTGCAAGGTTGCTAATGACCGAACAAGATTACAAATAGCTTTTGAGCAAACATTAAACAAGCTTGGTTTGCCAGATAGCCAAATAAATAAAATAGTAAAAGATGTTAGAGCGGCTGATTTTGACAGTTTACACAAAACGCTGAAATTGAATTAACCGCCTAACCTTAGATTAATGGGTTGCGACCCAAAGGAGAGAATAAATGTTTGGAAATACAAATAAAGAATTAGAGGAAGCCTTTGACGAGAAGCCAACTGTTAGCAATCCCGTTGAAGCCGTTGTTAGCGGCGAATTAATAATGCCTTTTACTGGGCATAAGGCTACCGACTTAAATGAATACCTAGAGCTGATATGCAACTGTGGTTTAGCGGTAGAGTGCTTTGATGCTTTCTTAGCTGAATACGCGAGAACGAAAGATCTTAATAAAGCATGGTGGTTTGCACAATGTGAGTGGGATGTTTGATTGTTGTGCTACGCGTTGAATTGTAATTATTTAGGAGGTAGTTATGCAAAATATTGAAAGCCATGTGTTGGCAGAGTTAAAACCAAAAAACAGACGAAGTGCATGGAGTATATTTTTAACCCTAAGAAATAAAGATGAACTTAGTCATCTGCAAAATCAACTAACTAGATTAGATGTAAGTCAAAATTTGCAAAAATTAAAAAGGCGTGGATTAGTAAAAAATGACGGCGCAGTATGGTGGTCGATTAATTCCTGCTAACCTCAAATTAAGCGCGCTGGAAACAGCGTGAGGAACGAGCGAACTGTTGACAGTCCGTTTGAATTATTTGTTAGATTGGCATTAACACAAAAGGTAGGATTGAAATGGTAAGCATAGTAGAGAAACATTCAAAAAGAGAATACACCTCTTTAGCCACTAATAATGGCATTGTGTTGTGCGATAAAGAAGATGGTGCATTTTTAGTTCTGCGATACAAAGAAGATATAGATAATTTAAAAAAGCTGCTGGATAAAATATATATTATCGATTAGCCATTCTAACCCCAAGCACAACGGCTCGTAGAGTCCGATTGATGCGCTTTGTTATGTGATTTATTTTGAGGATTTAAAGATGAGTGGTGAATGTAATATTTGCGGTCAAAAGGGTTGTGTTGAAGCGAACCATGACAGAGACATTATTAAATATTTTGTTGGGCCAGTTGGTGCGCCTGCTTTTGAGATAGATGCAGAAACTGAAGATGAAGCAAGGCACTATATAAAGAAAAACTTTCGAGGTAGTGGTGATGTGCGCTTGGTAATTAAACGTTATGTATTGCAGCACACTACACCGTTTATTGTGAGAACATAACCTAAAGCACAGATGCAAATATAAAGCGTCTGTGAGGAACGAACCAGCTGTTATTTGTCGTTTGATAGCAGTTGTTATATTTGCCGATTAAATGAAAGAGGAACTAAAAATGGAAAGATTACTAGCTAGAACAGCGAGAACATTTGCAGACGAAACGCCAGTATTTAATGCTAAACAGGTTAATGATTGGTACGAAAAACATTTTGTGCTTAAAGATGTAAATCAGGCTCCACCAGAAGCTATGCAAGGGAATAAGATTTTAGGGTTTAATGGGAGTTACTTTTTTGAATGTGAATTTGACGATGGGTACTGGTGCAATATAGGTGGAGAAGATATGACACACTGGATGCCATTACCTGAATTGCCCGAGGCAATATAACACTGTTACTAAGGATCGTTTTTCCTCTTTTCACCAGTAAACCTTTAGCCAATAACTTGTTAAAAACAATAACGTTTAACAAGTTGGCATGATTCTCCTACTGAAAGCGAGAAAAACCACGATATTAGTAATTCTGGAACGCATGTCAGAAACTTCCCATTTTTGGGGCTGGTTTTGCCCCTTTTTGATGGTATAGTTTTCCCAAGATGCAAAAAGACCGTATACACAAACCTGCTAAATAGAGCGGGTTTTTTTATGCCTAAAATTCAACAAAGAGTAACGAGAAATGTGACATGGAGTTTTTAATACCAATTTTATTTGCTGTTGTTAAAAAAGGCTTAGCGGCTTTATTGGCAACAGTGTTTTTGTTTACTTCGTTACGTATTGCAGATAAGCGTTCGGGTATTGATTTTCAAAAAACATGGAAGGAATTACATGAACATTATCAAGTGCGCTATCTTAATGTTCGCCATATTTGTTACACAGCATTGTTTATCTTCACCTTTACAATCGCTTAAATACGACATTTATTTTAAGTCAGCAATGTCTTGGCATATGCCTGGTATTGATTGGTACTGGCTAAAAGCTCAGTGTTATCAAGAAAGCCGATTTAAACCGACAGCAGTCTCTCCAGTAGGGGCAGAAGGTGTTTGTCAGTTTATGCCGACAACTTGGGAAGATGTTCCCAACCTAATCAAGCAAGGGTCACATGTGTTTGATCCGCGAACCAATATAGAGGCCGCCGCTTGGTATAACAGTAAGCTTTATCGCTTCTGGTATTCGCCTCGGCCAGTCATTGAAAGAATCAAATTGATGCTTGCTAGTTATAACGCAGGAGCAGGAAATATTGCCAAAGCACAAAAACTTTGCAATATGGCTGTTTTTTACGACCCGATCATCAATTGTTTGCCGAAAGTCACTAAACATCACTCAAAGGAAACGATCAATTATGTTATCCATATTCAAAAATTTCGGGCTCAGCTCAATAATTAAAACAGTTGTTGCTTTGGTTATATTTACGTTAATAGCCATTATCTTTTCGCTAAATGCGGCTAATGCGTCTTTATCAAAAGATAACAAGGTGTTAACTGCCAACGCACAGATATTAAAAACCGCGAACAACGAAAGCGTAGCAACTATTGCCGAGCTAATGCATCAACTCAAACAAAACGAGCAGATAGCCTATAAGCGAAGCGTTATTGTTAATGATATAGCGAAAGACAATATTGAAGTTAAGCAAGTATTGGTTGAAGTGATAAAGGAAAGTGACGATGAAAACATTATTGAATGGTCTGATGCTCTTGTTCCTGATGATATTGTCAGCGTGCTCAAGCACCCCAGAAATAGTAATTCAGACGAAAACAGTAAAATTAACACCACCAAAAGTGTTAATGGAACAAATTTACTTGCCAGTATTCCAAGGCAAAACAAATCAAGATCTAGTCAATTATATTTTTGATTTGCAGGCTTTTGGTAATCAATGCCTCAGCGATAGAAAACTGTTACGACAGTGGGAAAGTGAAACTCATGAGCAACGGAACACTAATGGAAAGCCCAAATAATTTAAATGCCACATCAATGATACTGTCAATTGGAAGTTTTATTGGCACATTGTCAGGCTTAGAAGCTTCAATGTTGTTACTTAGCGGTGTTATTACTCTAGCTGTTGGTGTATCAGCAATACGAATGAACAACGCACGAACAAACTACTATCAACGTGGTTTACGTAAAGAAAACGAAGAAGAACAATAAAGTTACTAAACTTTATTGGTATGCCGCTTGTTACTGACTTCAATCTTTGTAGCAATCTACCCCTTTGTAGTTCCGCTACTTTCAGGCGGCAGACCAATAAAATAGTTACAGTCAGAATAGTATTTAATTATGGCAATAAAAGGCGACACGACAGGTAAGGTTACAATACCCCCTATAACATTCACAGGCGCATTTAGCCTGAGTGGGTCTTTTACTTACTCTACAGCTGCAGGTAATACATATGTGCTCTATAGCTCCAACAGTCATTTTGTGGCTATTGCTAGCGGAGTATTTAGGGCTAAGGTTGCTGGAACATTTATAGATGGTTCTTGGTCCTTCACCGAAGATGAAATAATAAACTGGACGTTAGTTCGCGATGCTTCAAACAATGTGACATTAACTGCTAATGGTGTATCCTCTACCGTTAAAGTTGCGGCAGGCAATTTTACCCTTTCAGAAATTGGTAGAGCATTTACCAAGGTCATCAGAAGCACATTAGACATGTCTGGTGATGGAGTCAATAGTCGATCTTATGACACTGATGATTACACTCTACCAACCGATACAATATTGGTAGACACATTAGATGGACAGAATGGAACATTAACTGGATATACTACTGGTGGTTTCGTTGTTGATACAGCTGGCAATATAGTTATAACATCTATTGCGGATTATCAGTGCATCACTCATGATGAAAATGGTGAGGCCGTATTCCCTATAGCTGGTACTTATTCAGGTAGTCCCGACACAATAGTATTAAGCATGAATGGTGGTGTTGATTTTGTTGTTTTAGATGCATCGCCTACTGGTGATGGGTTTTCAGCTAATGTTAGAGTTAAAGGTCAAGTTGATATTATTGTCGCCTTTGGAAATGATAAATCTATCAATGCTGAAGTTATTTATATAACAGCCGCTTGGACAATGGGCAGACCTGGACAATCTAATACATCGAGTAGAGGGGGGGAATTACAGGTGCCCTCATTTAGTCGCAATAAACCATTACCTATTATGTGGAAAGATGGTGTGTTTCAACCTCTGACAGACCCTACAAACGGCTATGATAACAACTCAGCAGGTAGTACAGATGCTAGGTTGGCTAGTTTATTTGCAAATGCAGGAGTACCTATTTGTATTGGTAATGTCGCTCAGGGAGGTCAAGGATATAGTCAATGGCAAAAAACAGGAAGTTTATACCCTAGATTACAAGCTTTTGCTGATGCTGTTGGTGGAACACTTTCAGCGTGTGCAGGCATTGGTGGTGAAAACGATGAAGGTGATGGTCAAGCTACAATCGAGGCTAATTTAAACGCATTTATTAATGATGTTAAAGCTGACTTTGGGTGTGGGTATAACCTAACCAAATATCCAACAATTAGTGGAGATACCTTATTAGCTTTCAATGCTGTATTGGCTTCTAATCCCAATGCTTTACCTGGGGGTGATTTATCTGTGATGGATATATCTTCAGCTACCGATCCACGAAACGATGACCTTCATATCATATTGACTCCTGATTTAAACCAAGCTGCACAGATTCAGTATGATGATATTAACACATCAACCGCGAATTTAACGGCACCAGGTATACCTGATGGTACATATCATACAAGGTTAGTTGAAAGTGGAACTGATAGAATCTTACATGATGGAGATTTAGTGTGGTCTAATAACAATACTAGTGTTTTAATTGATGCACCTAAAAGCACTACAGTATCAGGCCATGTAATAGATAACCTAGAGGCTAGTATTGATGGCAGCGCATTAGAAGCGATAACAGCATGAGTTTAAATGCATGGGGTAAAATTAATAACTGGACTGGCGTGGCGGTAGTTAATGAATTATCAACAACAATAGCCCAACAAACTAATCAAGCAGCTAAGCTACCAGCAAGCCAAGTACATAATCTATCAGTAAGCGTTGCAAGACAGATTAATAAAGCATTAACGTTATCATTAGCATCAACCAGCATATTGGATGCTGTTGTAGCACAGCAAACCAATAAAGCATTAGTTAGTGAACTGTTTCAGCAACACAATTTATCTTTAGCAAAAGCACAGCAAACAAACCAAGCAACAAGCGTTGAATTAAATCAAGCACATTTACTTGGTTTAGCAATAGCTCAACAAGTTAATAAAGCATTAAGCGGTGATATAGAGCAACTTCATCAATTAGATGCATCAGTTGCTAAGCAGGAAAATAAAGCAACTAAACCCGCTATTGGTACAGTTCACACCCTTGGTGTAGTTACCGCGCAGCAAGTTAATAAAGCACTAAAAATAACCATTGGCCAAGTTCATGGTTTACTTTCAACAGTGGCAGAACAGCATAACAAAGCTTTGTTGCTTGAAGTTATCCAAGGCTTAAAGCATGAATTAGCCATTGCTCAACAGCAAAACCAAGGCGAGAACAACTTTGTCATTCAAGTGCATGAATTAGAGCCAGCGATAGCAGAGCAACATAACCAGGCATTACCTGGTTACTTGGTAAGTAGTTTAATCGAAGATATTGACCCACAAAAGTCAGTATTAATCAGTGTTACCCCAGAGAATGTTTTGGTGAGTAACACACCAACATCAGTATTACATTAGGAATTTATCATGGGCGTTTTATATTCTCATCCGGACGTTTTAGATAATGGCCCAGCAGAGCTATTAAAAACAAATCAAGTTGCAGTGTTAAAAGCTTACGCATTAGCAGATTCACATGCGACTGTAACAGCAGGTGCCAATATTGTACTTACTGAAGCGGTTACAGGTGGCGACATGTCGCTGTCGAATCATGAAACACATGATCGTAAGTGGCAATGTAATGGCAAAGCTGGTGTGATATCACTTATTGATACAGAAAACACAGATGATTTGCATATTGCTTATATAGATACGCTTACCTCAAGAGTGCTTTATGTGACTGATGAAATAACCGATCAAGAAATAACGGCAGGTAACCCTGTTGATGTTCCTGCAGGTGAATACCGAAGCTTGCAACCAACAGCGGTAGCGTAATGAGTGGTGTAGAGTTATTTTATAACGGCCATGACAACATTATTCAGTGCCAATACATCTATGACGGTGCGCCGTATGAGTTTATGAATCAAGGCGCGACTGATTTACATATTTCATTAAAAAACAAAGTAGATAGCACTGAATATACATTAACATCAATCAATCACCCTGACGTTGTGAGCTATGACAACAATGGTTACATTTACTTGTCACTTGGTAAGGTAGGTATTCCAGCAGGAGCGTACGATGTCACAGGTATTGTTAAAGGCGTAGCGGGAGCATCTAAAGTGATCATCCAAAAGAAGCAACGTAAATCTAAGCTAGTGATAGAAGGTGTAGACATCTAATGAGTAATGCTTCTGTTCAATTAGACATCAACATAAACCAAGTTGCTGCTCAAATTGATAAGAACATTCAAGGCTATGATCAAGTTATCACTCGCGCTGCTAACATGGGTATCAACAGAACCATTAGAAGCGTAGAGTCCAAAGGTGTAAAAGCGATAGCCGATGAAACAGGCTATAAACAAAAACTGGTACGTGAAAACATACGAGTAACACGTTCAAAAACCAAAACATTAACAGCAATAATAGAAGCGCCGCGCAAAGCTAAAGCTATCAACCTGATTGAGTTTGTTCGTAGGAATATGCAGAACCCTGCATTCTTTAGACGTAGATATAAATCTAATAGCCGTAAGCGTGGCTATAGTAAAGGTCAGTTCAAGTACAAAGGTGTCATCGCTTCAGCTTGGAACAATGAGAAAGTGTACAAAGGCACCTTCATTGGTCGTGATGGCAAAGGTCAACTGAAAGTGTTTAAGCGCACAGCTGGATACAGAAGCAAGCCAACACTGGTATCAGGACCATCAATACCAGCCACGTTCTCACAAGAGGTGATGATTAAATACTTTGAACGTGAAGCCAAGCACACATTCCCTAAAGAGTTTAATAGAGCAGCATCATACCTATTGTCGCAGCAGAAGTAATCATACTGTAAATCTAAATGAGAATCATTCTCATCTAGATTTTTTGGGTCCTTTTGGCCTAAAAATTCCCATTGAGGGGGCGCGGCAGCGCAGAGTTTCAGAATTTACGAAAATTTTTTCATTTGGGGTTTCCGGTTCCGGTTAGCCTTTTTAAACATGAGCTTTTGATTTATGGCAACTCAACGCGAAGTCGCTGAGCACTTATTTTTAGAGGCCTCTGGCAGACAAGTAAGAAATTGGCACAAGCAACCAGGCTTTCCAGTTCCAAGCGGAAAAGGGGGATATGATTTAGTTGCTGTGCGGAAATGGTATATCGCATTTTTAAAAAGCCGCCATTTAAAAAATGGTGCGGCACCTGCTGATGATATTGATTCAGAAATGGAGCAAGCAAAATTAGATATTGCTAAAGAAAACCTCAGGACAAAGAAAATAAAAAATGATCGTGATGAAGGTTTAAACATTCCTGTTGAAATAGCTCGTCATTTATTAGCGGGTGTTATGTCTCGCGTTAACGCTAATTTCAAAGCACTTACTCCAATAATTAAAAGAAACAATCCAGATGTTAGCCACCGAGTTATTGAAAGCGTCGAAATTGAAGTAATTAAAGTTCAAAACGAGACATCAAAAATTGGGCAACACTTGGATGAAATAATTGATGAGCTTGTCAGTACACCAGATTAGAGCAGTAAAAAAAGCATTTAAAAGTGCCTTAAGTATTCTGTTCAGACCTGAGCCAATGACAGCGGTAGAGCATGCAGATTCAAACTTCTACATGTCACCAGAATCCTCATACATTGAAGGTGACTGGACAACTGTTGGTTACCAAGTAGCTATTTTAAATAGTATTGGCAATGATGAAGTATTAGAGGTTGCATGGCCCAAAGCAGCCAGAACAGGTTTTACTAAAATTGTCTGTGCTGCCATTAATTATTTCATTGATCATAAGCAACGAAATATAGGTGTTTGGCAACCGAACGACACCATGCGCGATAGGTTTTCTAAAAAACATATCGACACCATGATCCGTGACGTTAAACCACTAAGAAAATTATTCCCTTGGTGGGGGAAAAAGCACAAGAACAACACCAAAGAAAATAAAAGCTTTTTAAACTTTTGTGAACTGTTTTTACTTGGCGCAGAGTCAGCAAACAACTTTCGTGAATTATCTCTTGATGTAGCGATAACTGATGAAAGTGGTTCGTACAAAATGGACGTTGGCGATGAAGGTGACGCCCTTGGCCTTATTGAAAAACGTTTAGAAGGTTCAGCGTTCAGTAAGTTCGTTAATGGTTCATCACCAACTATTAAAGGCCAGTGCTTAATAACCAAACGCGCTGATCATTGCGAACAGCATTTTTACCGTTATATTCCTTGTCCTCGCTGTGGTGGCTTTCAAATTTTAGAGTTTGGTGGCAAAGACAGCAAACATGGTTTGAAGTGGGATAGAAGCTTAACCGGCTCAGCTAGAAACAAATCAGCACATTATGTTTGTAAACATTGCCATGACAAATTTCAGTACGTTGAATATTTAGAAGCTGACAAGCTTGGTTATTATCAAAGCACTCAAGGCTTATTAACATTTGACGGTATAGACTTTTTTGACGCAGAAACCAGACAGCCAGTAGAAACACCAGAAACAATTGCTTGGATGGGGATATGGACCATCTATTCTCACTTTGCGCCCTGGTGGAAAATAGTTCGTGATTGGTATCAAGATAAAGGCACACCGGCAGGCTTAAAAAAATTCATTAATACTACGCTTGGTCAAGCGTTTGAAGAAGAAACAGGTGAGAAAACCACGGCAGAAAGCTTAATGCTTCGTCGTGAAATGTACAAAGCACAAGTACCAAAACATGCGTATTACTTAACCTGTGGTTTAGATATGCAAGACACTTGGGTGCCAGGTGTTGTTTATGGTTGGGGCCTCGATGGCGAACGCTTCAAAATAGATAAATTTGAAGTGCGTGGCAACCCGAAAGAGCCAGAGTTTTGGGATGAATTAGAGATAGCATGTAATCGTGAATACACCCACGAAAGTGGCGTAAAGTTAAAAATATCACGATTTAACTTTGATACTGGTGGTCACTTTACCGACCAGGTACATGCTTTTTCAAGACGGATTGGGATTACAAGGATGCTGCCTTGCAAAGGGGCTAACACTTACGGAAACCCCATTGCCACTATGCCGAAAAAACCTGATCGGTCACGTAAAACCTATTTAGTTACTGTTGGCACTGATACAGCAAAAGAAAGCATTTTTAGTAGTTTTAAAATTCACCCTAAAGCTTCAGACGAAGCAATACCCGGGTGTTTTCATTTACCGCTCAACGACCAAATTTGTAATGAGGAAATGCTCAACGAGCTTTGCTCTGAAAGTAAGCGTAGAGAATACATCAAAGGTCGCGCAGTTTATCGCTGGTTGCCGTTATATGACGGTATTCGAAATGAAGAACTGGATTGTACCGTTTATGCTGAAGCTGCATTTTATTGCTCTGTGCAATATTTTGGTTTGAACATGCAGCAGCTCGCAGCGTCATTTAAAAATATCGATTCACCGGCTAAAGCCACCATCAAAAAGAAAAAGAGAAAACGCGGTACCGTTACCGGAGGAATTAACTAGTGGCCACTAAAGAACAATTACAAACTGACATTGCTGACCTTCGTGTTGCTCAAAAAAAGTTAAGAGCAGGAGAACGTGTTGGCGAAGTCATGTATCAAGGCCGGAAAACAAGCTTTGTTGAGGTCAGCTTGCCACAGTTAGCAGAAGAAGAAGCTCGTCTTAATCGACAACTTGCTCGTAAAACTAATAAACGTTATTCACTCATTAGTACAGGAAAAGGCTTTTAATGGTCACAAAAATCAAAAAGCCTCGTATCAATGTGCATGGCGGCATGACAACAGCACAATTTCATAATGCATACGAAGGGGCAAGTCGCTCTTATCGTATGCGTAATAAAGGCATGTCAAACGGTGGTCCAAACCAAGACATCAAGCAATCACTTGCTACATTAAGAAAGCGATCGCGCCATGCTATTCAAAATCACCCTTTGGCTGTTAGTGCAATTGAAAACTATACCAGCCAATTAATCGGCAATGGTATTACCGCTAAATGGCCTAACAAAGAAGTTCAAAAGCTCTGGGAAAAATGGATAAAAGAGTGTGATGCCGATGGCATTGACAACTTCTATGGATTACAGCTTTTAGCGGCGCGTAGTCAATTTGAGTCAGGCGAAGTACTTGCTCGTCGTAGAGCTCGTTTGCCACAAGATGGTTTATCCGTTCCATTGCAAATACAGCTATTAGAGAGCGATCACTTAGACGAAAACTATAACGTTCAATTTGATAACACCAACATCACCATGGGGATTGAGTTTAACGGTATAGGCCAGCGCAGCAACTATCATTTATGGCGAAATCATCCATCAGAAAGTGGCACGCTCACCGCAAACAGTAGAGTGAGAGTGCCAGCGAATGATGTTATTCATTTATTCAGACGTTTACGCCCAGGGCAACAACGAGGTGTACCAGAATTAACAGCCGTACTTGCCCGTTTATATGACATAGACGAAATGCAAGACAGCACGTTGATGAAACAAAAATCAGCGGCCTTGTTTGGCTGGATTGTTACCAAAAAATCACCAGAAATCATGGCTGGCCAAGAGTCTAACGAAGTAAACCGTGATTTAGTGGGTGAAAACAATGGTGAAGAAACCGAAGCAGGCACACCAATTACTGAAATTCGCCCTGGCGGCATTCATTACATGGAAGAAGATGAAGACGTTACATTTTCATCACCTGATGGCATTGGTCAAAACTATATTCCATGGCTTAAATCAGAATTTCGTACTATTGCTAAAGGTTTACCGGGTTGTACGTATGAACAACTTACGGGTGATTTAACCGATGTTAATTACTCAAGTATTCGCGCAGGACTTGTTGAAATTCGTCGCAGAATAGAACAACTGCAATACATGATGATGATACACAGATTTTGTCATCCTATTGCCCAATGGTTTTTAGATCATGCGGTAATTTCAGGCGCAGCAAAAATTGCCAACTACTGGTCAAACCGTGATGAACACCTACCTAAATGGTTTACCCCTAAATGGGATTGGGTTGACCCACTTAAAGATGTGATGGCCGACTTAATTGAAGTACGTGCAGGTTACGCAACCCGAGCTGACAAAGTAGCTGAGCGAAACGGTGACATCACCAAAAATGATGAACAATTATTGCTAGAGCAAGCCAGTGAGCTAGTGCTTGATTCAAACCCTAAAGTCACAACCAAAGCAGGTCAGTTACAAGTAGATGATCTCGCTAATCAATTAATTACACAAGAGTAACGGAGCACTTATGCCTAATCCGGTAAAAATGACGCGTCCTGAAAACGCAAAAGCACCCTTTGAAATACTAAATATGGACAATAGCAGTGAAGCAGCTCGCATTAATATTTACGACATCATTGGTCAAACGTGGTGGGATGATGGCGTTACAGGAAAAGCTTTTGCTAATGAGGTGTCCAGCCTTGGTAAAGAGCGTGATTTGGTTGTACATATCAATTCACTTGGTGGTGACGTTGTTGATGGAACGCTAATATATAACACCTTGTTAAATCATGAAGGCAAAATCACCTTTATCATTGATGGCTGGGCGGCAAGTATGGCATCAATTATCCCAATGGTACCAGGTTGCAAAGTGAAAATGTCACCGCTTGGTATGATGATGATTCATAAGCCTCTCAATAATTGTCGAGGTAACGCTGATGCTATGCGTAAAAATGCTGAAACTTTAGATAAGGTCGAGGCTGCTTTAACTACTGCTTACACGAACAAAACAAAAATAGAAAAAGAAGCTATTGCTGAAATGTTAACGGTTGAAACATGGATGACAGCAGAAGAAGCATTAGATCAAGGTTTTATTGATGAAATAATCGAGTCTACGGGTACGGCTCCTTCCAATTGTTTGGATCCTGATATTGCTAGCCAATTTGTAAATGTTCCTAAAGCTGTGCTTGAAATTGTAGCTAGCGATGAAACAGATGATGATAACGAATCAGAGCAAAACAATGATGAAGACTTAGATGTTGAAGATGAAGAATCAAACGACTTATCATCAGATGATGACAATAACGTTTCTGAAGATGAGCCCGATGCCACCGAAGTTGAAAACCACCGCGTATTAGACATCATGAATCAATGCCAAGCATTAGGTCTTGAACATATGGCTCAGGATCTAATCAAAAACAAAACATCCATTGAAGTTGCTGGTACTATTTTATCCAACGTCAAAGCTGGTATTGATAACAACAATCAAACCCATGGTCAACATAAGCAAAACTTAGAAACAACCATGTCAAATGATGACATTTGGAATGCTGCAAAACAAATTAACAAACGATAAATCTTTTTAACCAACTAACCTTTATAGGGGAAATACTATGGCTCAAACGCCTATTGTCGAAGGAAATCATGCTGGTGCGCACCTTGTAGAGGTGCCAACACTAGCGATTACCCGTAAAAAAATCACTTTACTTAGTGATCAAAATTTAAAAGCCGGTGCAGTGCTTGGCAAAATCACCATAGGTGGTAAATACAAAGAGCTTAACCCTGCCGCCACTGATGGTAGTGAAGTTGCTGCCGGCATTTTGTTTGATAACGAACATGCTGATGGTGCGGATAAAGAAGTACTCGCAGATTTACGCCACTTTGTTGCCAACAAACAAGAAGTTGTTTGGAAGGCTGGCATGACTGCCGGTGAAATCACCACAGCAACGGCTGAGTTAGATGCCTTAAGCATCGTGCTTTGCTAAACCACTAATCCTCAATAAATCAAAAGGAGCCAAATGGCTCCTTTTTTTATTCCTAATTTATGGAAAAACTATATGTCTATTTTTAATATTTTTCAGAATGACCCGTTCTCTTTTGCAGGTATGGCAACAGCGGTAGAAAAGTCTGAAACAGTACCATCACGCCTTGGTGATTTAGGTCTGTTTACGGCTAACCCTATTAGAGAGATTGTTTTAGGGGTTGAAATGCGTGAAAACGGCCTGTCACTGATTAAAACATCAAAGCGTGGCGAGCCATTAAAACAAAACACGAAAAGTAAACGTAATATGCGTTATTTTGAAACTGGCCGCATCGGTGAAGAAGATACGGTATTAGCATCAGAGTTGGCGTTTCTTCGCGCCTTTGGCACTGAAGACCAAATCGTTCAAGCTAGTGCAGAAGTTGATCGCCGCCTAAGTGGACCAGGTGGTTTATTAGAAAAAGTTGAAGCTACCTTTGAACACATGCGTTTAAGTGCTTTAAACGGTATTTTGCTTGATAGCGATTTATCAGTAATTTACAACTTTTATGATGAATTCGGTATTGCTGAAAACGCTGAAATTGGCTTTAACCTTGCTAATATTGCCGATGGTGATTTAGAAAAAATGGTTAATGCTCAAGTGCTTCGCCCAATGCGACTGAAGTCAAAAGGTGCCCGTTATTCAGAAGTACGTGCAGAATGTGGCAGTGAGTTTTTTGATGCATTAATTAAAACAGCAGAAGTGCGAGAACGTCGTAAAACGGATCGTGAATCAGGTAAAGATAACGACAGTTATTTAGGTCGTAAGGTTCATTTCGCTGGCATCATGTGGGAAGAATATGTTGGCACTGATGATGGCACTACCGTGGCAGTTGAAACGGATAAAGTTAAATTCTATCCAGCAGGTCTAGGTAATACGGTATTTGAACACGTTATGTCACCAGGCGAAGCCTTTGAAGATGTTGGTCAATTGGGTAAGCGTGTTTATGCTGAAATCAATGTTGAACAACGCGAACGTCCTCGTTTAGCTACGTTAGAAGCAATTGCTTATCCATTATTCTTAAACAAACGCCCAGAAATGATCTTCAAAGGTCGCGCGGGTGCGTAATCAAAGCAACTAAATAATTAAGCCTCATCAATTGATGAGGCTTTTTGTTTTCTTTAATCCCAATTAACGCTAGGAAATACCATGGCATTACAAAAAAAAGATTTAAAAGCAGCGCTAGTACTGTTGTCAGTCAGCTTTGCTGCTGACGCAACTAACGAAGTGCTCGAAGACCAATTATCAACAGAGTTAAAAGAACAATTAACAGTATTAAAGGTTGAGTTTCCAACGGATGCGTCAACCGAAACCTTGCTTGAGCTATATAACTTAGCAACAACCAAAGATGATTCGGGCGATGGTGGACTAGGCGATAAAGCTGAATTACCAGAAGACGAAGAGTTCTTTGAATTTACTGCCAAAGTCGGTTTTAAACAACCATGGCAGGGCGGCATGTTTTCAAAACTTAAAGATGAAGAGTTTGATTGCGACGATGACAAGCTAATTAAACATCTTGAGTCAAATGCGTTAATCAAACGTAACTAATCAATGAACTTCTCAACCATTATGGCCACCGCCAACAACGCGATAGAACAGCATTTGTTTGATGATCACGTTGTTGATGGTTTACCTGTGCGTGGCATGTTTGATTTTGAGGATGTTGGTTCTCCCGCTGGCCCTCAATATGCCCCGATTTTAACAGTAACCTCTATCGATGCGGCAAAGATTGATAAAGGGGCCTCTTTTTCTCACGATGATATTAACTACGTTATTGGTATGCGACATCCAGCGGATGCGGGTTTTGTTGCTTTGGAGTTAGAGCGTGCATAAAGCTAATCAAATTATTAATGCCGTCGAAACATTATTAAAGAAAATCCCCAAATTAGCAGTAGTTACTCATCGTAAAGCAATCGATGAAGATGATTTGCCAGCCACCAGATTATTATTTGGCAAAAACAAGCCGATTAAAGTTGGTGCCCAAGTTACCGATTGGGAATTAACCCTGCATAGCGACATAGTGCTTACCGCTTACGATGAAGATATCAATAGCGAAACCACTAAGTACGCATTAGAAATTCATAAAAAGTTAATGGCAGATAACGCCCTTAATTTACCTTTCATCATAGCTATTGAGCCACTAGGCCAAGATGAAACTCAGTTCGACACAGAAAGTGATAGAACGTTTGCCACTGTACCTAACAGCTGGACAATAAAATATCGCGCAAATTCGCAAGATCCATCCCTTTAATATTTAGCCCTTAATTTTAACAAACAAAGAGCAATTACCATGCCTAAAGAAGCAGAGTCAAACGCACCTGAACGGACAAAAACGACTGTTCAAAAAGGTGGTAGCAGAGAAATATCACCCACAAAATTGGCCAAAGAGTTAAAAGATTCTGGTCGACACCAACATAATAAAGCACCGGCTAATCCTGCTGCGAAAAAAGAGGGCTAATTCATGTTAAAAAAACGCACCATTGTTTGTTTTGCGCTTGAGTCGAGCTATAAAGCAGAAGAAATACCAAACCCAGCCACTGATTCAGTTCTGGTTGCCAACCCTTCCATCAGTATCGAAGGGGCTCGTACTATTGAGCGTGAAAACACTAACCCCGCATTAAATAAAGACCAAGGTATTTATGGCGGTAGTTTACGCAAGGTTAGCTTTGAAGTTGAAAACAAAGGCTCTGGCGCGGCAGGAACTGCCCCAGAATTTGGCAAGCTTTTACAAGCTTGTGGCATGTTAGAAACGGTCGTAGCGTCTACCTCTGTAGCCTATACAGAAGCAGATGAGGGCATTCCTTCAGGTACGTGTTACTACTATGAAGATGGTATTTTACACAAACTTATTGGTTGTCGAGGTACGTTCTCGGTATCGGCTGAAACGGGTGAGAAAAGCACAATTTCTATTGAGCTAACAGGTCATTTAAAAGAAACCGTAGATGCCGCAATACCGTCAGCAACGTATCTTGCCACAGTGCCAGCACCCTTTATCAATGCCGCCTTTACTATCGGTGGCTTTGCTGCTGAAATTTCTAAAGTCGATTTAGATTTAGGTAATACCGTTGCCACGCCATCGTCTGCAAGTGACGCCGAAGGTTATGGTCAAATTGTTATCACCGAGCGTGATATGTCAGGTTCATTTGACCCTGAAGCCACGTTATTAGCCACTAAGAACTGGGTAAACGAGTGGAAAACAGGGGCAGTGCAAACATTAACCACAGGCGCTATTGGCAGTGTTGCGGGTAATAAATACCAAATTGATATGGATGTTTATTTCCGTGAAATTTCAGGGGGTGATCGCGATGGCGTATTAACCAATGAAATATCGTGTGGTGTTAAAGCGGCTACCTTAACGTACACCTAAATTTAAAACTGAAAATAACAAGAACTAAAAGCCACTGAGTTAATTACTTGGTGGCTTTTTTATTTGCCTAGATAAATAATTCGGGAGAAATAACAATGGCAGAATTAACACCCAAATGGTTTAAACCAGATACTGAAAAAGACAAAGAAAACCCGCAAGAATTTAAAATTAGACCATTAACGTCAGTGGAATTATGGGAAGTCAATTCTCATATGAAAATGATTGATGCCGACCACATAGGCATGAGCTTTGAGGGCCAAAAAGCCGCCGTTAAATTTGGCCTAATAGATTGGAAAAATGTTGATGATAGCGAAGGCAACCCAGCCAAATGCAATATTATTAACTGGCGACTATTAGACTCATGGACGTTAAACTTCATTTCCCGTGAAATCATTGCCATTTCAGAGCTTGCGGAAGCCGAAAGAAAAAACTAATCATTGCAGTTGAAGTAGGCAAACATGCCAAGGATTTCAACTGCAACACCTGTTCACACAAGCATTGTGACAATGCTAATCCAGCACCATACCCCAAGTGGGAAATACCTGGTGTTATCGAAACCAACATTTGTTTAAAACCCATGGTGTCTGAGCAATCAGAGCGATGGATATCATTATTTTCTCATTATAAAAATCATATCTTGCCCTTTAGCGGTGGTTTGCTTGAACAACCTGCTGCCTACCAAGAAGCCATGCAAGTGATTGATTCGTGCGTTAACTCAGAAAAACAACCCAAATAAGAGTCGCTATGTCTACTGAAGCACAATTTATTATCTCTGCTAAAGAGAGAACTAAACCTGCCTTTAACCAAATAAAACGCAACCTGCAAACCGTTGAAAAGCAATCTCAGCGTACCCAAAGCGCCATCTCTCAAGTTATGGCACCATTGTCTGCTTATGCTGCGTTTGCTGGTGTTCGTCGCTTGGCTAGTGATTTTGGTAACTTTGAAGAAGCATTAGTTAAAGTTGGCAAAACAGCAAACATTGAAGGCGCAGAGTTAAAGCAATTTGGCGAAGACATTAAAAACTTAGATATTCCTGTTGCTACCAACGATCTACTTCAATATGCCGAAGCTGCTGGTCAATTGGGCATCAAAGGTAATGACAATTTATTAAAGTTTGTCGACACCATGGCTCGCCTTGAAAAATCGTCAGACTTAGCTGGTGAAGCCTCAGCAAAGTCAATTGCCCGGGTAATTAATGTTACGGGTGAAGGCATAGGTACTGTTGATAAATTCGGTTCTGTTTTAGTGGCGCTTGGTAATAATTTTGCGGCCTCTGAAAGTGAAATATTAGGGCATACCACGGAAGTTTCACGCGCCATTGCTGTTTATGATGTTGGCTCAGCACAATCAGCTGCTTTTGGTACTTCAATGGCCTCGCTTGGCATTCGTGCGGAAAGTGGGGGCTCTGTGGTTGGTCGCGCCTTTAACTCAATGAATGTTGCCATCGCTCAAGGTGGTGAAAAGCTTAATCAGTTAATGGCTATTACCGGCATGACTGAGCAGCAATTAAAAGCCACCTTTAAAGATAACGCAGAAGGTGTTTTTCAGTCATTTTTAACGGGGTTAAATAAAATAGATAAATCGGGTGGTGACATGATCGCTACCCTTGAAGATTTTGGCTTGAAAGGCGAGGAAGTTAACAAAACCTTGCCAGTAATGGCTAAAAATTCGGGTATTTTGGCGCGAGCTATGAAGTTGGCCAACAAAGAAGTTAAAGATGCCACAGCGTTAGTCAAAGAATCAAATACAGCATTTCAAACCATGAATGCTGATCTTGTCAAAACTCAGAAATCACTCACCAATGTTTCTAGCGAAATTGGTGAACGGTTATCACCAGCGATTACGGGGACATCATCAGAATTACGTGAGTGGATTGGCGATACCGATGATATTTCAAGCAGCATAGATACTTTATCTAACGTTGCCATGGCTGGTTTAGTGGGTGTTACCGCTAAATATACCACCAGCATTGGCATAGCAACCCAAGCAAAAATTGCCGATATTGTTGCCACTAATAACAAAATCAAAGCCTCGCAATTAGAAGCGGCTCAAAAAGTCACCTCAACTAAAACAGAGCACGCCTATGCTTTAGCGGTTTACAACTCAGCCAAAGCCCAAAAACTAGGGGCAATTGGCAGCGCAAAATACACTGCAGCTGCCAAGCTCGAGCAAACCGCTAGGGCAGGGTTAACAACCTCAATTAAGGCGATGCAGGTAGCGCAAAGCCAACACAATGCAGTAATGGCTCAAGGTACCATTGCTAGTAGGGCGCTTACTGGCTCAATGGCCCTACTGGGTGGCCCTGCTGGTATCGTTATGCTTGCTGCGGGTGCATTGACTTACTTTGTGAGTTCATCAAGTAAAGCCTCGGAAAACACTCAGACCCTTTCAAGCAACATCAAAGCATTAGAGGGAAATTACCGAAGCCTTTCGCAAGCGAAACTAAAAGGAAAAATTGTAGAGCTCACTCAAGATATAAAAACGCAATCTGACGTTGTTAAGCAGAATGCTATGACTATTTTGGGCTTAAAGAAAACCACGAAAGAAGTGTGGGATCCAACGCTTCATCAAACAGTAACTAAAACTATTGTTCGCAGTAAAGAAGAGCAAGACAAGTTGGTTTTAACTGTCTCTGCACAAGAGACTGAAAACAAAAAGCTCAACCAGCAGCTTGCTTTGCGGTTACAGCTTGAAGACCAACTTAAATTTTTAAGTGAAGGTGGTCAGCCTGAAACACCTAAAAAAGATCCATTAGATTTAAACAACAATGACAATACGGATGATCCTAATGCCGCCTTAAAACGTCAACAATTAGAGCAGCAATATACTGACTTACAAAACGCCCTTAAATCAGAAGACCAATTACTGTTTGAAACCGCTAATAAACGCAACGTTCTATTAGCTGAGTTGTGGCAAGCAGGGGTTATAACCGATGCGGCCAAATTCAATGAATTAGCCAGTGCCAACAACGAGCAATACTTAGCGAAACTTGAGGCTATTGAAGCGCAGGAAATAGCTAAAAACCAAGCGAGTTTAATTCGTCTTGATGAACAATGGTTAACCAAAAGCGAAGCGATAAGTGCTCAGCACACAGCTGAAATTGCGCAGTATAAAGCTTTGTTTGATAAAAAAACAATCACTGAAACTGAGTATGAAGAGCGCAAGAAAAAGCTAAGCGAAAAATATAAGAAAAAGCACAAAAAGCTAGAAGAAGCAGAGCAAAAAGCCAAATTTAATATGATAACAGGCGGCCTGCAAACCATCGCTAACATGGAAACAGGCGGCAGTAAAAAACTCTTTAAAATCAAAAAAGCGGCAGCACTTGCGCAAGCAGCTGTTTCATTACCTGCAGCCGTGATTGAATCCTTTAAAAATGCTGGTGGTTATCCTTGGGGTATAGCACCTGCAGCTGCCATGCTAGCAAGCGGTTTAATGCAAATTAAAAATATTAAAAGCCAAACGCTCGGAAGCTCTACCTCAAGCAGTAGCGCTTTGGGCGGTGGTTCGTTGGCAACGTCTATACCATCTAACACTAACCAAAGCTTAGAAAACACCTTAAGCAGCAACATCAATTCAAACAACCAAATAGAGCAAGAACCGGTTAGAAACTACTTTATTGTTGAAGGTGATCTTATTGGTAATTCAGCGGATTTAATTTTTGATCAAATCAAAGAAAAAATAGAAACAACAGATGCGGTATTAATTGAACCTAGTACCAGACAAGCCCAAGAATTATCAACAGTAGGTACCTAATGCGTTTAGTTTACAGCCCAACAAGAAAACTAGTTGGTGGTGCTGGTGTAATACAGCACAACCTCGCCAAATTTGATTATACCCCAAAAGAAAACAGCACAATTTCATCAAGCCTATCAGGCAAGAAAGAAGGGATATTAGAGTCGCTAGATGACATTTATTCTGTCACTACCCAGCCAATTGCCCCAGCCAACATGGATAAATGGCGCGAATGGTTTGCCTCTACCGCAGCGGCAGAGGTGTTTATTTTAGATGCTGACGATACAGCTACCGCTGAAAATATTGTGGCACCAATAAATTGTCTTCGTGTTGCCAAATCTTATAAAGAATCTCGCCAAGGGATTTACTACATCATCACCTTTAAAATTGAACGAGTTTATTAATGCGCCAAAACAGCCAAGAGTTTAATATATTTAATCAATCAAGCAGCAAAGACTTACGCTTGGTTATTATGCTTGATTTTGCCACGCCGGTTTACTTTTCATCACACGCCGATATTCCCAATTTACCTGCTAATACCATCACCGATACGGTAAAAAAAACCTCGTCTATTTCACAAAGCATTAACCCCGATGTCGCACGCGCTGAAATCGGGAAATTGACCTTTTCTTTACTTGATCTTAATGGCGCAGTTACCCAAGCCTTTAGAAATGCTAATGCACAAAATCAAGGTTTAAATGGCTTAACGGTTAAGTTATACCGTGGTGGCCTCGGCATGGACTTTGCAGATTTCAGGCTAGAGCAAACACAGCAAATTGATAAAGAGGTAAGCTATAACAATAGCGTGTACTCCGTCACCTGTGCTGATATCCAAAGAAAGTTACGTTCCGATATTTTTGATTTAGCTAAAACACAATTAACCCGTGACTTTTTAGCTAATGAAACAACGATAGAGGTTAGCACCACAGAAGGTTTTGAGTTTTGTGATCACGTTGCTTCGTTTTCTGATCAGCCAACTGGAAAGTATATTTATTTAAAAATATACCAAGGTGATCTTTTTGAAATTGCTAGGGCATCAGGTAAGACAGCTACTACGTTTACCGGCATAGAGCGTGGCCTTTTTGGCACTAATGATATTTCACACAGCATACCTACTGATTCTACTGATGATAACGGCATTGTTGTTGAAGAATACGTATACATTGAACTACCTATTCCAGTGATGGCTTATGCCATGTTAACAGGTGACATTATTGGTGGCGGTAAGCTGCCAACACGTTGGCATTTAGGTATAGATCCAAGCAGTGTAAACACAGATGCGTTTATTAATATTGGTGAAGATTTATTTGATGAGAATGACTTTTCCAAAGGTTTCATTACGTATTTTTCAGGGTTAACCAAAACGGATGGCAAAACGTTTATAGAAAAAGAAATCTGTTTACTGATGGGCGCTTTCATGCCCGTTTTGTCGGATGGCAAATTATCATTAAAATTAATGTCGAGTGTGTTAAGCGGCTCAGATGCTATTGCCGAGTTAAATGAAGACAACATAGTTAGCCACAGCAAAATCACTTATGATCACAGTAAAATTCACAACCAAATTGAAATTAACTGGGCTTATTTGCAATTTGTTGGGCAAGACCCACAGTTTTATCGTAAACATACCTTGCTTGATAGCAACTCTATTAATAAGCACGGCCTAGGCTCCGTTTATAAGTTGAGCTTTAAAGGCTTGCATTCTAGCCGTCACACCATTACTCACATTCATAATTTATTTGATGCACTTCGTGATAGATATGCGGGCCCACCTGTTTTATTAACGGCTACTTTATTGCCGAGCATGAATGATTTAGAACAAGGTGACATTGTTCGCGTTAAACTACCACAGCAACGTGATTTCATGGGGTTTGACCGTATAGAGCGTGCTTTTGAAGTGCAAAAAGTCACGGTGGACCAAATTACAGGCAAAGTTACAGTAAGCTTGTTTGGTTCGTCAGATAAAGCCAGTGTGATCACCGAAAGTGATGCAACCACAGATTGGGCGTTACAGGATAGCTGGTATACATCAAACGGTTCATCAATGTCTTCATTACTGAACATCAGCAACGGAACATTGCAGCAAGATGGTACCTTGCCCGGCACAGTGGGCACTAAAACCACTCAAGCCTATTGGATTAGCATCATAAAGAACAGCCACACCAGTCGTAAGCTGTATCATTTTGACGGTGATCTGCTTATACCTAACGGTGTTACATTAACACTTTGGGATAATGTTGGTTTATTGGTTAAAGGCCATCTTCAAGTTGACGGTGAAATTAGAGTTAAGAAAACCCCGGATGAATATTTAACCTCAGGTTATCTTGGCGTAACAATATCTCAAGGTTCATTTCATTATGACAGAGATAATAATGGTAATTATGTAAACAAAGAGAAGTCTGGGCACACTCTCGGTTATCATCCTGCTAATTCACCTGATATGAACAGCAACACTTCGGTACCAGCGTTAAATATCACGCAAGACCAATATGGTTTGCACGGCGTACCTGGTGATATGTGTGGCACATCAGGCAAAGATGGTAAGCTGGTTAATGATGGCTCAACATATAAAGATGGTGGTGCTGGTGGTGTTGGCGGTGGTTCATTATTAATCGTTGCCAGAGGCTTGGCTTTTGGTGTTTCTGGCTTTGTTGATACCAGCGGTGAAGATGGCTCAATAGGTGACCTTATACCTGAATATGATTATTATTCAGGCTCAGGCGCTGGTGGTGCTCCTGGTGCTTTAGTCGTATTAATTGACGGTATTGATTCAAGCTTTCCAGTATTAACCAATTCTATCAAAGCAAAATTTGGTTTAAGCCCATTAGTCGGCGATGCGCTAGGTTCAGGTAATGGCCCTTGGCACTCAACGAAATATGTAGGTAAATCTCAAACACGCGAAGACTTAGGTATTAATGCAACCCACATTCAATATGTTCCACAGTACAGACAACCATTTCCAACGCAAGGCGAATTATTAAATACGCTAAGTGATGTCTCAGGATTAATTTATAGCCAACTCACCGACAACATCAATCAAGGCTTGCTATCTTGGGATGCAGTAGAGCCAAGCTTTAATGCGAAATATCGCGTTAAATTATTTGATGACAATGGCGGTCATGTTTGGGTGAAATATGCCTCAGACTCTTCAGGCAGTAACATGTCTGATAGCGCCACAGCTAAAACCCATATTGGTTTTGCGTTAAACCAATCATCAGCCACCAAGTCGTTAGTTGCCAGTGATTACCAATGGTTTGTTATTGACTCGTCGTTTGGCTATGAAGTAACAGGATTACAAGGTGAACAACGCTTTATTTGGGTGAAATATGCCACTAACTTACAAGGCATTAACCACGTTGATGGCCATGCGGGCAATAGCTATATTGGCATAGCAATAAACAAGAGAAGCAATACAAAATCTGCATCGGCAAGTGATTATTTATGGTTTAGTGCCTTTGGTAGCTCTTCGCTTGATCACAACGACAACCCACCATTAATATCAAACCAATTACTTGATGATAATGAGCTATACATATCAGGGTTAGGTGCTGGAAAATATCGCGCTTCTGTTGCTATTGTTACCGATGAATTATCTAGCGCGTACAGTGATGTTTTAGTAGAAATAATCACAGACAGCTTTTCTGAATTAGCGACCAATTATGAAGATGAACGTATAGCCAATACTGTTGCCATTGAGGCCGCAAAAGATTATGCAGACAGTAAGTTCATTGACAGCGTGCAATACGGCACAGATATCACCGAATTACAGTCACAAATTGATGGCAATGTCACCACTTGGTTCCAAGCTGGTGTGCCTACGTTAGCCAATGCTCCGGCTAATGAATGGGTTACTACCGCATTAAAAAATCAACACTTAAGTGATATTTATTATGATGACAACACTGGCTTTGCCTATCGCTTTAAATTAGTTAATACAACCTATAGTTGGGCAAAAATTGATGACTCGGACATCACTAAAGCATTATCTGATGCGGCAAAAGCACAAGACACCGCTGACGGTAAACGTCGCGTTTTTGTGGTGCAGCCAATCCCTCCTTATGATGTAGGTGATTTATGGGATACAGGCAATGGTTTTAGTCGCTGTATAATCGCAAAACTAGTAAATGGTGTTTACGCTGCTGGCGATTGGAAAGCAGCTGCTGATATCACAGATTATGATGACACCCGGGTAAGCAACAGCGAAATATCAGTAGGCTCATTGGGGGCTATTCCGTCAGATACCACGCTATTTCCGCGTTATAAATCATTAAGTGCCATTCACGGCACTGGTGCCATCACAACGTCGCAGTTTGTTGCTGCATTAACCAGTGCTGGTTGCTTTAATGGTAATCACAATGTTTTTAAGACAAGCTGGAGTTATGCTGGCCACGGTTACATTAGCGATACTAACTGTGGTGTTATTGATTTAGCGGGTGCAACCATTGAGGTAATTGGCACTAGCAGCACCTATATGATTCGTGTTACTTCAGCGCCAAGTGCCTCTGGCCACGGTGGTTTATCTCATACTACGTGGGAATACAGATATCACGGTAGTGCCTACAACCCTGGTTGGCGCATGGTGCTTAACTCGGGTAATTTTCAAAACTCAATTACCCAGGCGTTTATTAATAGCTTGAATGTTGATGCTGCTACGCTTGGTGGTTACGGTGAATCATCATTCACTCGTAATAGAGGTAGTATTGGTGATGACAACGTATTAGTTGGTTCAACTGCTAACTGGCCAAACAACCCTTTAGGTGGCAGCTACAGAACTGATTACGCAGGTGCTTCTGGCTTGGTCATGATGTCTAATGATGTTGGCGGTAGTACATCATCAGTTGCACTGGAGTTTTCATATAACGGCAAAGTTTTTTTCCACTCTAACACTGATAGTAATAAGTGGAATAGCTATCAAATTTATACTGAAGAAACCCTTACTAAAGCAGTAATAGACGCGCTAAACGTTGATGCATCTACTTTAGATGATATTGATTCAACAGGTTTTATGCGTACAGCTGCCGACGGTAACGGCTACTGGGGACTAACTCCACAAGGTAATAGTGCTGGGTATGTTAGGTCACCCCAAAATGGAATAATCCCTTTTGATTCCTCTAAGCAGGCATATCTTGGAACGACTTCATGGAGATGGAAACAAATTCATGGCCAAGCAATATATGAGGCAGGAATATCATTAAGTAATCGTTACTTAGGCTTGTCTGCTCTTAATTACAACGACTCAGCAACGTATGCAGCTGCTTGGCTCGCGGTTGAGGAATTTAAAAAATGGGTTACTTCGGGTAGTGCTGATAATAGCGCATACGATACAGTGACCGACTCTATAGCGACTGCTTTTATTAATAGTATTATCGGTCAATTTAATATTGTCGTAGCAAACAAGGCTAACGTAGGCTATTTAAGTGCCAACGCTATCAGCGTTGGTTTAAATGATAAAGCGGTCAACGAAAACCCTTACTTCCAGGCTGAGGGTGCCGCTGCTGCGGGTAATTCAGCTAACGGATGGTCGGTTAACCCGTTTACTAAGTATGGTAAACAAATTACTGATGGAATAGTGGCTGATACCTGTGCGGAAGTTACTAATAATAACTTATCTGGAGGTTTCTGGTCTGACGATATACATCTAGAAGACGGTAAAGTATATAAAATATCTTTATGGATTCGCAATACCTCTGCAACGGTTAGAACTCAATACTTAGCCTGTCATTTCAAGGACGCTAACGGGACTAGGATTACTTCTGGTGGCACTGGTTGGTCATTAGGAACTTATTGTTATTGGGGGCGAGTCAACCAAGCTATTCCTGGCACAGATTGGGTTAAATACGAAGTAACTTTAGCTAATGTTGTTGAGAGCGGAGATTCCTCTAGTTTTAAAACGCCTGCTGGTACAGCAACCGTAAGTCTTGGGATTTTGGCTAACTATAGCGCTAGTGTTGGAACAGGTGAAGCTACAATACAAATTCAAGATTACCGTATTGAAGAGATGACCACATCAACCACAATTGTGGATGGAACCATCACAGCCGACAAGATAGCAGCCAATGCGATTACTGCAGATAAAGTTGCCGCCAATGCGATTACCGCCAACAAAATAGCAACCAATGCGATTACTGCTATCAAAATAGCGGCTAATGCGATTACTGCTATCAAAATAGCGGCTAATGCGATTACTGCAGATAAAATTGCCGCCAATGCGATTACTGCAGATAAAATTGCCGCCAATGCGATTACTGCTAATGAAATCAATGTAGAAAGCATATTTGCTGAAGATGTTACAGCAACAGGCACCATATCTGGCGCTAAGTTAATTGGTGGCAGTGTTAAAACAGCTACAACGGGCGATAGAATATGGATAACTGACAATTCCATGTTTGCCTATGTGAGTGGTGACAACACGCCATTTTTTATTCTGAATGATAAAAACAGCGTGTATAACCTAGATGGCTCGTTGTTGTATATGGGCCATGGCACCTACAATGGCTCAGTAGTCTCGCTTAAAAACAATTCAGCACAACACACAGGAAAATTTCAACAATACGGAAGCGGTGATGCAGTATATGCGTACAATTATGGCTCTGGTCATGCTGTAACTGGCTATGTTAATAACACCACTCAAGCGAGTTTATTTGTTAATTATGGCTCAGGTAGAGCAATCCGGGCAGTATCAAGCTCAGGTGAAGCGGCCGAATTTGTATCAGCATCAGGCAAAGCCCCATTTTTAGTTAATAGAAACGTTGTGGTTACCAATTTAAATGCAGATATGTTGGACGGGTATCATGGTTCAAGTTCAGCATTAGCTAACACGTATGCTTTGCGTAATAGTTCTGGTGATATTTTTGCGAGATTATTGAGAAGCACTTACCAAAACCAAAGCACAATATCAGGTGCAATAGCGTTTAGGGTTAACAATGGTAGCGATAATTATACACGCTATTGTAGCAGCCCATCAGCCGTTAGGACGTGGTTAAATACATATAGTAAAAGCGATGTTTACAACAAAACTGAAACCTATGCTAAAAGTCAGTTGTTCACACAGGCAGAGATTGCAGCTGCTTATGCTGAAAAGGGCTGGTTAGATGGAGGTTCTGCGGGAGGTTATGGCTTTAAGGATACCAGTACAGGTTTTACTGTTAAAACAGGTAGATCTTACGTAGGTGCAAACTCAACCATAACAACAACTTTTAGCGAAGCCTTTACAACAATTTTCACTGCTGTAGCAAGTGGTGATCAAACCAATAGTGGTGAATGGGCTTATGGTTCTGTTTACTCACGTAGTAATACGCAAATTACCATTCAAAACCAGGACAACAGCGCCCACTACATTGATTGGATAGCCATAGGATACACATAATGACTAAAAGATATTGTCACTACGACAAAGACACACTCGCCATTGTAGGTTTTTACAGTGAAAAAGCACATGGTGAAAACATACCAACTCCTGCAGTTGAAATAACCCTTGAGCAGATTGAAGAAGTGAACAAACAACAGTACACACATATTCAAGTTGAAAATGGTGTACTTGTAGGTTTTGAGCAAGTAACACCAGAGTTAACCGAGGCACAATTACGTGAAAACTTTAAACGTGAACGTAGCAATTTAATTGCAAAACTCACTGTAGAAGTTGACGGAATGGTTTTCGATGCCGATGAAATTTCACGTAGTCGTATGGCAGATACTATTGTTGGACTTGAAAGTGGTGAAACTAACTTGTGGGTGTTGGCTGACAACACTGTTGTTCACCTTACAAAAGAGAAATTAAAAGAAGTGTTGCGCGCTATAGGTGCAGCACAAACAGCGCTTTGGGTACAGTAAAAAGGAAAAACCATGCTATCAACTACACTTAAGACCATTAGAACACTGCTCTCTTATCTTGTAATAGGCTTAGTTTTTGGCGGCATTTGTTCGCCTCTACTTTTCTTTATGAAAGGGGATAATCTACCATTTAGAATTTGGTTTATTATCGACCTGCTTATTTGTACTATTGCGCATAATACAGATATGCGTACAGTAAGCGGTTGGACAGGTCAGCATATGCATAATAAAAAGCGATACTACTATCAAGCAAAAGTGATTGATTGGTTAGCAGAGGTTGCTGGTGATGGCCCTAATCATTGTTATAGGGCCTTTCAATGGGAAGTCAAAAAAGGGAGAGTAAAAGGTTACTTCGCCCCTTAAAAAACCTCGCGATAGGTTTTAAGCTCATTGATAGACTCAATAATGTCAGGGAGCGCTTTATGTTTATATTGTTTTGCTTCCACCACCTTTCTTTCTAATGCAGGCTGAAAAATTCTAGCAAATAATGCTAATGCTGAAATATCAAGTTGACGGTAATGTAAGTATTCATGCAGCTTAGGCATTTGACACATTAAGTAAGAGCGATCAAACATAATAGAGTTGCCAGCAAAGACAGCACCAGTTTTTGTTTCACGGTTGTAAGCATCAATACCAAGAGTTTTTAGGTGGTCTATAACCATTTTCTCTGCTTGCTGCAATGTAACCGTTGATTTTTTTACTTCTTTAATTAGACCACTTTCTGTATGCGTTTCTAACGCCCATTGATGTGACCTTGCTATAGTTTCATCGCTATGATGAATAACGATACGTAAAGGCTCACCAATTTGCTCTAACTCGTTATCTGTAACAATGAAAGCCACTTCAAAAATTGGGTAATATTCCATTCCTAAAGCACCGTTATCTAAACGACCGTTCAAGCCGCCTGTTTCTAAATCGCCAAATAATAAATACTGCATATGCTCTCCTGTTGGTTATTTTGTTGCAATTAAGCTTCTGTAATACTCTGGGTCTTTGTCATAGCAATACTGCAAAAAGTCAGTATCTTCTTTAGAGAAATTTTTATTGCTGCATGATAAGGCTCTAAGTTTTTTAAGTCTGTCTTTTTCGTCGTCTGTTAGCATTTATTTATTCCTTGGGGTAATTGTGTTGCATTAAACAGCAATAGCATTTTCAAATTTAATTAGTAAGTGTCTGCTAGGGTTGTCGCAGCCATTTTCTTTTACCATGAAATAAGCTGGTTTATATTCACAAACACCTTTAATAATCCCTTCTTTTATTTCGGTTTCATTTTTAAATGGTGGGGCAATATTCTCGTCAACAATCCATTGCTTTAAAATCTTATCGTGTTTGCTTTCAACAACTGAGTGCATACAATCCAATGAATCAATCATGTCTACGGAAATATCCCAACAACAATCATTCTCAAGCTTTTTAGCTAACTCGTAACCATCAATATGATCGTGATAGCATTCGGCTATATCATCGGCATTACCTTGTACATCAATAGCTACTTCTTTGGCTGCTTCAAGGATTGTTTCTTTTGATACTTCTGGTCTAACAATATTCATAATATTCCTAACTCCGCTTAATTCTGTTTAGTTATTTATATTCAATTTCAAAATGAAAAGTGAAAAACAGCCAAAAAAGATAAGGCTCTCCGAAATTCCACTCGAATTTTGGCAACCAAAAGCAGCGTAATAATCGAAGCCTGAACAGCAATCGAAACCCTGCTATTTTTCTTCCGTTGTATTTACCTGTAGGCCATTTCATAAATTCCCCGCTATGCGCTATTTGGTTTAGTTTTTCTTAAAAATTGCAGCCATTTTTACGGCTGTGAACGTTTCCATACACCACTGGCGAACATCGGCAGCAGTGTGATTACTATCAGCCTCACCAGCTTCACTTTTAACTACTTCACCATCATCATTTATGGCTTCAATAGTAATTCTAATTTTCATTGGTTAGCCCTCACAATGCGCTATTCTGATTAGTTATTTACGTCTATATTTGATCTTGCCGCCTTTACCGCGACTACCACCACGAAATGAATTATCACGCTCTGGTAGTTCGACAGTTCCGGCCACATCAAGCAAGCTAGATATTGGTAAACCTAGCACAGCTAACTGACGTTCATTTGGGGTTGGTGCATGATCACAAATCAAAATATCGCCCTCGTTAGGCTCGGCATCATCTAAAGAATCCACAGTTACAATATCGACCTGTTTTGAAGCTAAATGCAGGGCAAGCGCTGTTGCTACTTGATTGCCCATACTGCTTGCACCTAATACCATTACTTTCATAATCTTCCTATCAACGGGTTATTCGGTTGCAAAAATCTACTCATTAACTGCTTTTTCACCAGTTAAAACTATTAAGCCAGCCTCAATCAGTAATTGGTAAGCCAGCTCTCCGGCCTTAGTAGCTTTCCACGCGCGTTCTTTATTTCTTCTTGCGTAGGCCGCTTTCAAGTTATCGTTTTTAGTTGGCGTATGGATAACTAAGCCTCGACGCTGTAGCGCCTGTAAGTGACACATGAAGCGGCTATCTAATACTGCGGAATCATAATCGACATTGATTACGCATTGTAATTGATGGATTTGCCCTTTAGACAAACTCAGGTTGAAAGCTCTATCTGTCACATAACTTCTAAACTGGCTATTCATATTTACTAGTCCTTCGGGTTATTCTGTTTCGATTACTTGTGCCACTAGTACACAATGTTGATTTCTAGGCAGGTTGCTTTCGCATTCTTCAATTAATTCTTGTTGCTTTCTAAGTAATTTAGATTGGTTGCCTGATGAAAGTCCGTCACCAAACCAAGAAGTAGAAAAAAGAACAACGCCCATAATCCACGGCAAGCCAATAACGACTACGAGCATCATTTTTCCTATCGCGACTACATTCTCTAAATTCATGTTAATTCCCTAATCAACGGGTTATTCTGTTTAGATATTTGTTAAAAATTCCATGTATTCATCTTTCACCCAGTAAGCAAATTCAACACCACCAGATTTAGACTTTAATTCTTTTCTTAGCATGTAACCTTTGCTGTAGATATTCTTAAGTAGTTGCGATGCACCTTGTACTGACGTTTGTTGATGCATAGCCAATTCAGAACTAGTTACACCTTTACTGCTGATGAATTTGAGCGTGTCAATCTGATTATCAGAAAGCATCATTCGTTTGATAGTTTCTTTCATGTCAGGATTAAGTATTAGGCTACGAATGTCGCGCTTATTAAGAATCATTTAAAACATACCTTTATTTAATGTACGTACAATTATTATATATCTGGTTAATTTATTCAACTTTTTTGTACGTACATTTAATGATAAGTAGCGAGGTTGTTATTATTTTTTGTACGTACTAAAATGCAGCCATGATTGAAAATAAGAAAAAACCTCGTGGCAGGCCAGAAAAGAAAACACCAACAACTCGTTTTGAGATGCGTTTAGATGTGCCACAAAAGGAAGCGTGGGAAAAAGCAGCTGAAGAAGATGGCAAATCAGTTGCAGCCTGGTTAAAAGAACTGGGTAATAAAAAATCTAAATATAAGGATGTAAAATGATAAAAAAATACAAGTTTAAATACGGAGTGATTTGCTGTTCTTTGCTTCTGATGTCAGCTGTGTGTGCTTGGTACTTTGGCAAGCCTGAGTTTGTTGAGTTAGGAGGCGCCGCGGTTATTATTTTTAGTATGTTTTCTTGGGGGAAAGATTTTCAAAATATTTCGTTCAACAATAATAAATTGCATGAGCTAGAAGCAAGTGTACGGAATTTACCTAAAGAGCTTTCCATTTCAATAAATGAAGATTTAGATTCAGAAGAACGAGATAAATTATTAAAGCAAGTAAATACAATAATGGACGAGTTAATTGAAAGTGACAAATCTTTAGAGAAAAATGAAGGAGATATAAAAACAAATGATTTGCTAGCACACCTATCTTTTGTCACCAATGTGTTGAATGTAATACAGCTACTTGGGGTGCATACGACTCAAGACACAGCAAAAAAATTAGCTATTATTACCACATCTTTATCAAATATAATTGAAGTAGAGGAGACAAAAAACAAAATCAGGACCATGTTTACAAATCTTGAATTAAGCCTTATAACTATTGGTACTATTTTTTGGGCATGCGGAACTTATATATTTAACGGGTGGCATGACTTATTTCTTTTGATTCTTGGTTAATATAAAAGTCGTTAGCTATCCCAAGCATCATTCACTAATTGCCGCTGTTCTTCTCCAATTATCTGTAAATAAATCTCAGTGGTTTTACTGTCTGAATGGCCCATTAGTCTAGATAGTATATGGATAGGTAAGGGCTTTTTAGCTGTAACCATTGCGACACCAAAGCCATGCCTCAAACCTTTACCCGTTGCCATTTCTCCATGAATGTTTGCTCTAGCCATTACGTTCTTGATCATGCGGTAATAAGTTGTACGACATTTAGGCCAAAGGCGCTCAGACAATTGTTTCTTTTTTGCTTGAACTCTGCGAACGCCAAAAACTAAATCTAGGTTTTCAATTAATAGTTTTGGTACAGGTACACTTCTATATTGTGGTTGTTTAATTCTGCCTTGATTATCAGTTTTACGTTTCTTTAAGCAGCGAAATACAATAGAGCAATCATCAATGAGTATTCGCTCATATTCCAGCTCTATCGCTTCACGCGGCCGACAACCGGTATAATGAAGAACTTGGCAAAACATTCTATTTATTGGATCTTCGTCTTGAGCTGCATCAAGAAATCTAGCTCTTTCGTCAGCAGTACAATATAGTCTTTCACCAGATGGGCTAAAGAGCCTCATTTCAGGGCTTATTTCGTCACGATACATGATGCACCAAAACTGTAGAGAAGTGTTTCAAGTGTAGTTTATGATCATAAAGTTTGCATAAAAAAGCCCGGTTAAGTTACCGGGCATTCTGATAATACGCATCACTTTGGGGTATTCTTTGCCAAAAAAAAGCCACCCGAAGGTGGCTGGAATGAATAGTGTTTTTTTTCGCTTAAGCGGTTAATTCGTGACGTGCAGCGACTTCTAAAAAGTGACTTCTGTCACGGTATTCATCATGAGCGTTAACAACGGTGTCGATAGTTTGGATCAGTCCTTCTGACATCGACAAGTTAATACGTTTTTGTTTGCCCAAATAGGGCGCTAAATCAAATTCGACCATACTCCAATTATTAAAGTCTTCATAGTCGCTTTGCTGTTGATAATGGCGAATACCATAATCTTCGATTTGGGCAATTAACTCTGGTTTGTTTTGTGCGATATCTTCTAACAATAAAGCCAGTGCTTCTTTGGTGTTAGGGATAATATCTTGTTCGCTGTCAGCTGCTGAATAGCAACTGTAGCCATCTATATTCAGAGCAGGAACAACAATACCGATCGCGTCATCTTCATTGCCAATTTCTAAACCTACTGATATATACATTTCTGTTTTCTCCTGTTTGGACGAGTTTTTTCTTCCACCAGTTTTTTTTATTATTAGTTGTGAAAGCAAGGGGGCTAAAGCCCCGCTTGTTTTAATATGCCCTTAATTGTTCCTTTCGGAAGATTGCGTTTTGGGTGGGGGACGGTAAATCGTGTTTTTGATATTGGTGACTCCCATATTTGGTGAGAGCCTTTACCTTCCCGAACCATTGTGCAACCGGCTTTTTTAAGTTGTTTGATTAAATCTTTACTATTCATTCCACCTCCCTAATCAACTTATACCCTTATTATATACACACGCGTGTGTAAGTCAAGCATTTTACACACGCGTGTGTAAAAAAGTAACAATAAAAAACCGACTAGAACAAGTCGGTTTAAGCGCTAACATAGTTACGTTTTGATGTCCGTATTTGAAAGAATGAATTTATTCACTTATTAAATTGCTGTAAAAAACGGTATCTACTCGCTAAGTCTTCACGAATAAATAAAGGTAGCAAAATTAGTTTTGCTAGTGGCATTGATCTCAATGTGCTAAATTGTGCATTAGACATAGTTATTTCCTCGCAGTTTTAGTTATGTTGCCTTAGTTGGCGCTAAGGCGGTTGATAGGCTGTTGGCGCAGCCTATTAATTTACTTCTTCAGTAATCCTTTGATAAAATCATCCAGCTTACTTTGTTGCACTTCATCCAGTGCCGGTAATTCATATTTCACACTGTCTTTGCTTTTGGTGACTTTTGCTTTGCCCTTGATTAACCAGGTACTATTTTTTTGCTTTTGTTCGCCCGGTTTAATAACAGGGGCAACTAAACGTTTGGTAATTTCTGCGCCAGAATAATTGTGGCTTTCCCAAAACAGCTTACCGCTTTCAGCCCGTTTTTTTAGTACGTCCATATCAATATTTGTTTTAGTGACTAAATCATGGAGCTTACCCGCTGATTCAACACTCATATCGTTTGGCGTTCTGTATGCTTCAACCAACCATTTAGGTAATTTGGCAGCATTTAAACAACGGCCAACCGTTCTACGGTCAACTTTTCGCTCGCGTGCTATTTCTGCGGCACTAGTATATCGACCTTCATCTAACCAACGCTCATACACTAGGCCACGCTCATAAACAGAAGCTTGCTTGTGCATGTTGCCAGACTCGCTTAAATGCTCCATTTGGGCATCAGTTAAATCAGCTACCCACATAGCTAAAGCCGCTTTACCTAAAATACAAGCTCGGCGCCTTCGGGAGCCATCAGCTAACTCATAGCCATGACCACCTTTAACAGGTCTTGCGTACACTTCAAAATCATTGATTCTGTTTTTCTTAATGCTGTCTAAAATATCAGCGACACCATGATGATTCAGTAATTCCTGATCACGCTCATTAAGGTTGTAAACACTGGTTTGCTGCTCAACTTTACCTATTTCAATCACTTTATAGGTAAAGGTGATCATCTTGCCTTGAACCATTTTCTTATTGGTGTTGCCGTAATCTCCACGACTGACCTTAACGCGATTCACTGAGGGCATACTTGCCACCTGTTTTACTGGAGCAGCAGTGTTGCTTTTAGACAGCTCTTTCGCTAAATCATCGGTGCTTAAATTTAAGCCTTTTAACTTTGCCATTATTGTTCACCTCTTGATGGCCAGCGGGTTAATACCAGATTGTTAAGTATTTCTGTGAAGGCTGGCTCAAAGATAGCTAATGCATTTTTATAGGCGCCATGGTTTGAGCGCTCACTCGAGGCTTGCTCAAAGACAGTACGCATTTTTAACTGTGCCTTGGGTACTTCTTCAGTTTTGCGAATATTATTACTAAAAACCATGCCAGGCCATGTTTGCCTGATGTAGTTATCCATAATGCCAGCTTGACGATGTGCACCACTATCAAAATGGGTGATTAGCACCTTGAGCTCAGGCTCAAAGCCATGATCGTCAATATCTTCAATCATGGCTAGCATCATGCTAAAAAATTGGCTGGTACTAATGTAATCAGCATAAATGGCAGGGGTAGGACAAACGATTAAGTCAGCGGCAAATACCATGTTAATAGTGATGTCTGATAGGTCTGGTGTACCGTCAACAATGACAAAATCATAATTATCTTTAACGGTTTCAAGCCCTGCTTGCAGTATTAAGTGATGCGGAATATCTAGTTGACCTGTTTCAGACAGTTTAGGCAGTTCAAGCTTAATTCTATCAACAGAAGGGTTAGATGGGATTAAATCAAGCCCAGGCCAATAGGTATTCACAATAGCATAAGACAAATCGACTTCATCCCCAAGATAGAAAGGCAGCAAGGTATCTTCATCAGCCACACGCATAGGTGTATAGCCATGATAGAGGCTTGTTGTGCCTTGCGGGTCATGATCAACTAATAACACGCGATAACCCTGCAATGCTAACCATTGGGCCAAGTGAACCGAGACAGAAGTTTTCCATCCTCCACCTTTATGGCCACACACCGATAACACCAAAGGTTCGTCACCGTCTTGACGATGTGGGGCCGTTTTAAATACGTCACGCATTTCACTTATTTGATAGATGGAGTAACCAATTCTACGGCCATTTTCACCCAGTTCAGGCGGTGGCAAACGACCTTCTTTCTCAGCTTTATCAATGGCTGTTTTAGAAACACCAACAAGTTTAGCTGCATCACCAACACCCCAGCGGCGTTTGATCATCCTACCTTCATAGTCAGAGCTACCGAACTGGCTTTCTTCTACCAGTCGAGCCAGCTGTTGCGAGTTGTTCAAGGCATTAGTGAGAGTGTCTTTTAAGCGCATGTGGTAATCCCTTTGCAAATTAGTGTTATTTTTTAATCAAGTTTACCGTTTAAATACAGGTTGTCAATAAAAAGATTAAAAATAAATAAAAACGCAAACCAAGCATTAAAGAGCAAACCTGATGCGTAAGTCAAAACAGGGTAACGCTTACCATTGCCGCATGCTGTTCCTATGTAAAACCCGTAAAGTATCTATAAATAGGGCGCTGTGGTGGCATTAGGCTATAACCGGAACTCAAGAACCTTTGACCATACCTAGCAAAAATAACTATTTACTCCAACTAACGTTAAATAACCATAAAAATCGATAATCCCACCACCATCAAAACACAACAA